AACTCATCTTCTTTGTTTATTCCTTATAGCTCATTAGCAAAAAGAGCTACATATGTAACTACTGGTGCAACAACTGGTGGAAATATCGTAGCAACAGATTTACTTGCTGATGACTTTATTGAAGCACTAAGAAACAGCACAGTAATGGTTGGTTTAGGTGTACAGACATTATCAGGTTTAGTAGGTGATGTTGCTATACCTAGAAGATCAGGTGTTGCATCTACTGGATACCTTGCTAATGAAACTACTGCACTATCTCAGGCAGAAAGTACATTCGACCAGATTTCAATGTCGCCAAAAACGCTAGGAACTTTGAGCAAATTTTCTAGAAACATGCTTATTCAGTCAACACCAGGCATTGAGGATCTAGTTAGAACTGATATTCTTGACGGTATTAATGTTGGTCTTGATCTAGGTATCTTAAATGGTTCTGGTTCATCAGGTCAGCCTACAGGTATCATGCAAACATCTGGTATTGGTTCTGTTGCAATCGGTACTAATGGTGG